TCAAGGCCGGCGGGTGACGGCCAGTTCGGCAAATTCACCCGGCCCGACAGCCTCGCTCAGCTGTGCCACGCGGAAGATCAGCGTCTCACCGCAGCCATCGGCAATCTGCTCGGCGGCGCCATAGTCGAAGCCGGAGGTCTCGCTCATCGATGTCCGGCACAGCCTGTCACCACTCCACACCTCGATTGTCCACGCCTCAAAGGCTTCGGCCAGCGGCACATCGACAAAGTCCGCCCAGCCAAAACCTGCCCGGCTGCGGCGGACCCATGTCAGCTGCCAGCCATCGCCCATGGGCCGGGCCCGCAGATGAACCGGTGCAAGCGGGCGAAGCCCTCGCCCGCCCACCACGGCCGCCATCGCAGCCGCATCGGCATCATCGCCACCAGCCGGGCGAACCAGCAGCGACTGCCCGATGCGATCGAGCGCATGATCGAGCGGCAACAAGGCTGCGCTCTCCAGCATAATGAACCGCTCACCTGCGCGGTGCCCCCCAATCGCCGCCTCGGTCCCGCGACGACCACGGAGCAGCCCCCGCAACCGGAAACGGCGCGGCGCAATCGCCTCGGCCTGTGCAAATTGCACCAGCTCATCACCCACCAGCGCCAGATTGCCACCCTGCAGAACTGCCGCCTCGGGCAGCCCCTGCAGCCACATGCCATCGGCAATCAGCTCGACCTCGAGGCATGTGCTGCGATTCCAGATCGTGGCATGGCCTGCTGGCAGCGCGTTGATGGCAATACCCATCATGGAAGCCTGCGCGATCGTGCCCGCAGCCGCATAGTCCAGTCCACCATTGTCGCTGACCAGCACCGGCGCGCGGCGCCACCCCGGACCGGCACCCGCGCCTGCCACGAGCAGCCGGGGCGCCATATCGGCAACTGGCCCCAGCGACGGCAGATCGAGGAGATGCAGCACGGTCGGGCCCATCGGCTCCGCGCGCCCGGCCGGTGCGCGTCCTCCATCGCTCGCAACCGCAACGCCCACTGGCGCCGCCATCCGCTCAAGCGACAGCGTCAGCAGAAAGCCCTCGAAAAGGCGCTCGCGCACACGCCAGACGGCGTCCGAATCCTCGGTTCGCACCACCGCGCCCGGCATGATGCCAAGGTGGCGCCAGGGCAGCCGAACCGACCGGGTAAGCCGCGCCGCATGGCGCTGCGCGAGCCGCGAAGCAGCCAAAGCCTTCGCCGCCATCGGCGTCATCGCCACTGGGAGAGACAGCGTTTCGATCCGGTGACCAGCGCTGCGCTGTACGCGTTGCAACCCCGGCTGAAAGTCCCGCTCAGGGTCGACAAAGCCGATCTCGATGCTGTCCACCGCCGTGGAAGCGGCCAGTCGCCGGCGTGTCGGCGCCGAGCGCCCCGCCGCATCGGACGAGCGACAGTCGGCCAGCCGCAAGATCTCGGGGGTGCCAGCCGGAATGCGCATCACCAGCCGGCCCTGGTCATCCACCAGCGCGGCGTCGGTCGAATCGAGCAGCAGGTCGAGCGTATCGGCAATTCTGCCCGGCTGTGCAGCCACCATCCCGTCAACCCCGGCAAAGTCGCCTTCCACGGATATTCGGCCTTCGCAAAGTTCCCGCGCAGCCCCGCCGAGATCGAGCAGCAAACCGGTGTCGGCAATCACCTCGAAGTTGAGACCCGGAATTCGGTTGCCAAAGTCGGCAAGCGGCAGGTCCTCGAACACGGCATAGGCAAGCCCCGCATAGGCCGGGCAATCGCCCTCCGCCGCTGCCATCAGCACATCGATCGGCTGGTCTTCATCGCCGAGGTGCAAGCGCATCACCACCGGCAACAACCACCGCCCCTCACCGTCGCGCAGCAAACGGCCATCCGCCCAGATGCGCCCCACGCCCGTCAGCCGGCGCGCCGACAGCCCCACGGCAAACGATGCCGAATAGCTGTAGCCGCCCCCCTTGCCCCCAGCACTCGCCTGCTCGGCAATCTCGCTGCTCCAGATCAGATTGCCAGCTACCCGCATGCGCCCGAAAACACGCGGGACCGGCTCGCCATAGGCCGCACTCTGCACCAGCGGCACCTCGGCCCTGCCGCGGGCACCGCCGAACAACCCGCGGTCGATCACGCTGCCGGCGAGCGATCCGACGATGCCGCCGATCGGTCCGCCGATGGCGCGGCCCACCGTGCCAAGAACCAGGGTCGCCATTGCTCAATCCACTCCCGGCAGGCGCCAGGCGCCCAGCCATTGCCATGCCGGATCGACCGGCCCCTCGATCACCCGCCCCACCCCGGCATGCGCATGCACCAGCCCGCCCGCCACAAGAATGCCAAGGTGCCGCAAGCGCACCCTCGGCGCCATCAGCACGATGTCGCCAGGATGTGCCGTCCGGATTCGCCGAGCGCCCGCCGCCGCAATCACCGTTTCAGCCAGCCCCGCATGGTCGCCCCCCAACCGATACGCCGGCACCTCGGGCCGAAGCCCCAGCGCCGCCGCCGCAGCCAGAACCACACCGACGCAGTCGAGGCCGAGCCCCGGCACCCGTCCCTGCGGCCGGAAGGCGGTGCCCAGGCAGAGGCGCGCCGCGGCCACCACCGCATCCGCTGCCAGCGTCACAGCCCCGCGACCTGCATCAGCATGTCATTGCCCGGCACATGCGGCTCACCCCGAAACAAGCGTCCATTGCCGAAGCGGCCCGAACAGGTGGCAAACCGGCGGTCGCATCCCTCCCACAGCCACAGCCGCGCGCCGGGGTCGATCGCCAGCGGCTCGGCCAGCACCAGCTCGTCCCCCACAACCCCCATGATCCGCCGCTCCAGTCCGGCAGCACCACCATCGAGAACCCGCAATCGCCCTTCCACAAGCGCGGCCAGCGGCACGCCCGCCTCCACCCCCGCCAGCGCCAGCATCGTCCCGTCGCTCGCCGTCACCATCGCCGTCGCCAGATGGCGCCGCCCGCGCATATCCACCCGGCACCGCGCATCCCCCAAGGTGGCGCGGCATTCCGACGAATAGCGTTCGACCAGCGTCGCCTGCAGTGCCGCCGTCGGCCCCAGCAGCGTCGCCACAAAGCCCGCGTCCGGCCCGTCCCCGGCCTCGACCGCACCCAGATGCCCCCGCGCCAGCACATGACGCCCCGCATCCGGCGCCGTCCAGTCAACGAGAAACAACGACACCGCAGCGCCGTCATACCGCCCCGCCAGCAGATCATCGGCGGTGATCGCCGTCGCCGACAGCGCCCCCGCGACATCGAGTGTATCGACCTCGGTGGTGTCCCCCTGCACAACCGCCGAAGGGCTCATCCCCGGCGCACTGGCATGGCGCAGCCCCGCCACCATCAGCGGCTCGTCGTGGCTGGTGAACCCCAGCGCCACGCCATCGGCGCGCACGATCCGCCAGCACAGCGCCAGCGTCGTCACCTCGCCTGCCAGCCGTTCGGAATCCATCGCTCAATCCTCCCGGATCTCGACAAGCGGCACCGAAGGCAGCTCGCCCGCCCGCCATCCTGCAATCGACACATCGATCCGGTCGGCGGCAAAGCGCACCGGCACATCGAAGCGATAGCCCGCGCGCACCTCCGCTCCCGCCACCGGTGCGGCATCGAAATCGAGCCAGCCATCGGCCGAGACGTTCCACCCCTGCGTCACCTCGCTGCCATCGACCGCCACCCGCACCGACTCCACGAGCGGCCGGCTGATCCGCCGCACCTGCGCCTCGGGCTCGTCGCCATAGGTCTTCACCAACCGGAAATGCGTCTGCACACCATCGCCCATGCCCTGCGGCTGGTCGAACGGCGTCAGCGCCGCCCCATGCGCGGCCGAGCCATTGTCGAGCGGATCGCTGAACCGAAAGCCATGCGCCTGCCCCCGCCGCGCCCGAAAGAACCCGAGCAGCAGCGCCAGGTCGGCCTCGGAGCGCACCCCCAACCCGGCATCATAGCTCTGCCGCGCATCCGCCCATTGGCTGTTGCGCTGCTCATGCCCCGATCCCGTGACCACCACCTGCGTCGAAAAGCTGGGGCCGCCGAGCGCTCCATAGCCAAGCTGCAGCGGAAACAGCACATCATGAAACGCCGGCATCGAATCATCCTCCTCACCGCTCGCAAACGCCACGAACCCGTCCCGCGCCACCTGCGGCCAGGCCCAGACGAACGTCTCCGCCACACCACGCGCCATCGCCGCATCGGCGGCTTCCAGGATCGGCAGCCAATCGGCGTCGCGCGTTGCAAAGCCCGCAAAGTAATGCTGCGCCGCCAGCGGATAACCGAGCCGCTCGCTCACCACCGCCCGCGCCCTCCGCTGCCCCGCCGCATCCTGCCGGGTCACGAACTCATAATCCTCGAGCTGCAGCACATCGAACGCCGGCCACGCCCAGCCGAGCGGCACATTCGCCCGCACCAGCTCGGGCGCCGCTGCATCGAGCACCTGCGGCGCATAGAAGAGCAGCGACACCTCGGCATCCGCTGCCACCGCGCGCACCGCATCGCGCAGCGCCAGCGTCGCCCGTCCGAGCAGCGCCCCGCACCAGTCGAGCCATTCGCGCTCTTCCGCCAGCGTCACCGCCCGCACATTGTCGATCCGCGGCGCCACCAGCCCCGTCTCGGCTTCGTGCAGCGCCAGCGTCGCCGCATCATAAAGGCAGGGCGCCAGGTCCGGCCCCACCCACCACCAGGGCTCGCCGATCTGGAATCGCGGCCTATCCCCTGCAGCCTGTGCGAGCGCCACGAAATCCATCGCCACCGCCTGCAGCCACGCCATCGCCACCGGATGTGCCGGTGAAAGCAAGGCCGAAGGCGGCACATAGCCCGTCAGCCCGCGCCCGCCCCCGGCATTGCGCTGCGCCCAATCCGCCGGGCAGTTCTGGTCAAGCAGTTCGAACGACAGCGACAGGATCGTCGAGAACCCCAACGCCACCGCGCGCGCCAGAAAATCCGCGTGCCAGGCCCGCGCCGGCGCGCACAACGGCACATCCGGCTGCGCCAGATACGCCCCCGCCGCTTCATCCCAGCGCAACGCGGGAAAATGGCTCATCCCGACATAATGCACCAGCGTACCGCGGTAGCCGAGCGCCAGCATCGCCTCGATCAGCCGCTCGGGCGTCTGGTTGTAGCTGTCGTCATAGCCACCGCACATCCGCAGGCCATGCGGCGGCACAAAGGCATCGCCCATCCGCACCATCGAGCCCGGCCCTTCAGCGCGAATCCCGCTCAGCTCCAGCCGCGCCGCCACCGGTGCCGGCAATGGCGCATCGCTGCCATCGAAACCCTCGGCGACCAGCGAGATGAACATCCGGTCGATGTCCCCCGTCCAAACCCGCTCGGCGCCATCGGCCAGGTTGAAGCCGGCATCGAGCGCATCGAAATCGAGCGCAATCGCCGCATCGTTGCCGCTGCCCTGCGCATAGTTCCACAGCCGCACATACCAGCTGCGCGCCGCCCCGGCCGCATCACGCCCCTCGATCGTCAGCACCGGACCGTTCACGGCATCGAGCGGAAGCGCACCACCCGTCTGCCGCCAATGAAACGCCAGCCGCAGCCCCCTGAAATCCCGCGATGTCGCCAGCGCAAGCAGCGGATGGCTCCACCGGTCCTCCGCCTCCCAGATCAGCCCCGCCAGGTCGGCGCGCCGCAAAAACTCCGCCTCCACCACCAGGCCGTCGCTTCCCGCGGTCATCACCGCAGCCATCATCGGGCGCGGAAAATCCACCGTCCAGAAGCGCGGGTCGAAGCGCTTCACCCATTGCTGCCGCACCTGGTCGGCCTTGCCCGCCAGCCAATGCTGCATCATGCCTCGGCCCTCATCAGCGCCCGGCGCACCGCGCGCGCCACCTGCGCTCCCGTCTGCGCCATCACCGCCGGCCCGGCATCGGGCGGAGCCGCCACGTTCACCGTCACCTGCACCGGGCCTCTTGCAGCAGGCGCACCCGCCTCGATCCGCCCCGCCGCCTGCGGCACGAACAGCTCCGGTCCACGTTCGCCCACCCTGTAGGCCCGCCCCGCCGTCACCGGTCCCCCCGTCGCCCGCCCCGGCGCGCCTCCCAGCAGGCTGCCGAGCTGCCCCAGCAGTCCCGCGCCACCGCCGCCGCCCAGCAGCCCGGCAAAGTCGGATCGCAGCGCCCCCTCGGCAATATCGCTCAAAGATCGCAGCGCCACCCGCCGCAAATCCTCGAACCCCAATCGCCCGCTCGCCACCGCGCGCGAAAGCGACCGCTCGATCGAGCCCCCTGCCCGTTCCACGCCCGAAGCCAGCGGGCCATCGAGCTCGCGCCGCATCCCCGCCACCCCGGCCAGAAAGCCGCTGGTGTCGGCGCGCACGCGGATCACCAGGTCTTCGAGATCACCGTCCATCGGGAAATGCCTCCATCAATCGCGCCAGCCGGTCGCCATCCAGCGCTGTCGCCGGGTCGTCGGTCTCAAGCCCTAGCGCCACCACCAGCTCCGCCGGCGTCGCCGCCCAGAACTCCACAGGTCGCCAGCCGAGCTGCGCTGCTGCCAGCCCCGCAGCGCGCCGCGCTGCATCGGCAAACGTCGCAGCGCGCCGCGCTGCATCGGCAAAGGTAACGCCCATCAGCGCCCGGCAAGGATCTGTTCGAGCAGCGCCCGCAGCGCCGGCGTCGCCTTCGCCAGCCCACCCGCCACCAACGCCTCGCCGAAATGCGCGCGGTCCTCGCCGCGTTCAGCGAGGCAATGCCAGAACAGCCCCGCCATCTCCGCCAGCGTCAGCCCGCCCGCCGCCGCGCGCTCGACCAGCGCAAACAGCGGCCCCAGCTCAGCCTCGGCCGCCACCAGCGCCTCGAAGCTCGGCCGCAGCACCAGCGACCGTTCCCCAAGCGCCAGCGCCACTTCGCCGCGCACCGAATTCGCCGGCCTCACGCGGTCACCACTGGCCCGGAGCTTTCCAGCGCCATGGTGTAGGTGCGCTCGCCATTGTAATCGCCGGCATAGTCGAGCCGGGTGATCAGGAACCGCCCCGTCACCGTCTCGCCGCTCTCGAAAACCACCTGGTAATCGTCGATCACCCCGGCGAGCGCATTGCCCTTCACCCGCACTTCCGCACCCGAGCCGGTGAACACCCCCGCCCCGCTCAACGACACCGAGCGCACCCCCGCCCCCGACAGCAGCTCGCGCCACCCGCCCGAGCCCTGGTTGGTCACCACCACCGTCTCGGCATTCACCGTCAGCTGCGTCGTCCGCAGCCCCGCCACCGTGGCAAAGCCCGGCGGCTCCGCGCCATTGCCCACCTTCAGCAAAAAGGCACTGCCCTTTTCCATCGCCATGTCGTCCGATCCCTTCGCTCAGCCCGTTGCGACGCTCCGCAACCGGAATTCGATCAGCCCCTGCGTCCAGCCATCGTCGCCGGTCAGCACCAGCGTCCGCACCAGCCGGCTCGACACTATCCGATGCCCATCGGCGCTGCCGGAAAGCCCCGCGAGCGCTGCCTCCACCCGCCCCAGCAGCGGCTTGATCCGCGCCGCCGAGCGCCCCTCATCCCACAGCCGCAGCTGCACGCGGTGCTCATGGCCGGTCTCGGTCTTGGTGCTCCAGTCGATGATCAGCTCGGGGCCGATCACCAGATAGGGCGGCGCGGCATCGGCGGGCGGCGCATCGAACACCCCCGAAAGGCCGTCGATTCCCACCAGCGCCGCCACCATCAGCCGCTGCATCGCCAGGCCTGCATCCATCACCTGCCTCCCGCCTGCAGCCACATCGCCAGCCACGCAAGCCGCGGATCGAGTGGCCGAAGCCGCGAGCCCAAGCACCCGCAGCCGCAACGCTGGGTGCCCTCCGGGGTCGGACACCACCGGCGCCCCGCCCACGCTCTCGCTTACCATCTTCACTGCGCGCGCCGCGACCGGATTGGCCAGATAGGCCGCGCGCACCTGCGCTTCATAGCTCCGCGGCGGGCTCGCCGAACTCTCGCCCCCCGCCCAGGGGGTCGCCCAGCTGGGCGCCCCCACAAGACGCGTTTGCCCGGAGCGGCTGCCAAAGCGGCTCTTCGTCCGCCAGAACGCCAGATTCATGCCTGTCTCCTGTTGTCAGAGCGAGCGGATGCCCGGCCTCTCGCGCCGCGGCCCCAGCAGCAGCGCCGTCAGCGCCCACACCAGTGCATCGGCCCGGTCGGGCGAGGCGCCCGGACCACCGTAAATACCATTCGCCATCAGCCCGCAGAGCTGGTCCTCAAGGTCCGGAAACGAACCCATGTGGAACACCCGCCCCTGCGCATAAAGGCTCGCCACCGGCTCGGCCCGCGCCACCTTGCCACGCGCTGCCCGCACCGTCTGGATCGGCAGCACCGCATCCACCGCGCGCAGCACCGACGTCACCATGTCGCCGCCATTGTTGATCTCGGCAATCACCCGGTCGGCGCCATGCCGCTCGGCCGCCTCCACCACCGCCTGCGCCCAGAGCTCCGGCCGAGCACCCGCCAGACTGGCATCTTCCAGCACCCAGCCGCGGCCCTCGCCATCGAGCCCCGCCACCACGATCCCGCACACCGCCGCCACGCCGCCCGCCGGCGGATCGACCGCCACCACCACCCGCACCAGCGGTGGCAGGTCACCCACCTGCCGCCGCTGGCGTTCGAGCAGCCCCCGGCTCCACAGCGCCCCTTCGAGCGAGTCGATGATCTCGCCATCGATTTCCTGCCGCCCCACCGCAGTGCCGCCGTACCGCGCCTGCAGCGCCGCCAGAAAACCCTCGGGCAAATTGGCGCGGTTGTCGCGCATCCGCCCCCGCGTCACCACCACCCCCGGCTCGCTCAGCAAGGCCCGCAGCCAGGGCAGCGGCAGCGGCGTCGTCGTCAGCAGCAGTTGCGGATGCTCGCCCAGCCGCGTCGCCAGCCGCAGATTGGTCAGTGCCGCCTCGGCGCGCGGCCAGTGCGCAAACTCGTCTCCCCAGGCAAAATCAAACTGCCCGCCGCGCAGGCCATCGGGGTCACCCCCCGAAAACAACCGCGCCTGGCTGCCATTCTCCCAGTTCAACTGGTGCAGGCTCGGCAAAAATTCGACGCCCAGCCCCTCGGGTGCCCGCGCCAAGAGGCCGGATTCGCCTTCCACCATCACCGTGCGCGCTGCTTCGAGGCTGGCCCCCACCAACGCGAACCGCCGTGGCCTCTCCGCCGCCAGCCCATGCACCCACTCCGCCCCGGCACGCGTCTTGCCGAAGCCGCGCCCGGCGAGAATCGTCCAGATCGTCCACGCGCCCGGCGGCGGCAACTGCGCCATCCGCAACGTGCCAGTGCCGCTCAGTGCCGAAATCACCGCGTCCGCACCGAAGCGGTCGAGCAATTCGATCCGCTGTGCTTCCCCAAGCGCCGAAAACAGCTGCCGCACCGAAGCCTGCGCCCGCAGATCGCCCCCCGCTGACGTCATCGGCACCTCGCATCACAAGAGTCATTCCGGCTGCCAGTCGTCGGGCAGCGATCCGCCCAGCGCGCGGATCTCGGCGCGGAGCCTGGTCACCTCGGCATTGGCAGGCCGCTGCACCCTGGCCGCCCGGCCCGACGTCCGCACCGGCTCCAGCCGCTGCTGCACCAAGGCCATCACCAACTTGGTGTCGAGCAAGCGCGCCAGCCCCGGCGCATCCTTCGCATCGGGCTCGGGCGTGGCGAGCAGCCGTTCCAGCAGCCGCGCCTCCACCCGGTCCCAGGCCATCGCCACGGCCCGCGTCCAGCTGCCGGCAAAACTCTTGTCGGCAGCGCGCAGGTCATACGCCTCCTGCAACGGCCGCCCGATCGCCTGCACCCCCTTCAGCGCATCCCCATGTTCAGCGAGCGCGGCCAGAAACCGCCGGCGGTCCACCAACCGCCAGTCCGACTGTCGTTTTACCAT